GGGCAGACGATTGGCGTCGGCGTAATGACCGTGCCGAAGATGCTCTCTTCCGGCCGGAACGAGGTATTTGACCACCTGCGCCCAAATCAGGGTGGCCGCGATTCCAAGCTGGTGAACACGCACCGCGCCAAATGGATCAACGCCAACTCCTGCACCAACAGTCGCCTGGTGCTGGATACGATGTATCGCGGGGCCGGCATCGCCTACCGGATGCAGAACATCATGATGCGTATGTCAGCCAAACGCCTCGTGGAGTTCCAGTCCAGCATGTCGAAGTTCAACCCATTCGCGGCGCGGGCAGGGGTGAAGTTCACTGCGCCAAAACGCTCGTCCAACTACGAGCGGGGCCTGCAATGGTTCCGTCGCTGGTTCAAATCCAACCCGAGCGACTACGTGGGTGTGATGGCCGAGCTTAACGCCTGGCCAAAGCCGGTGCGCGAGAAGTGCGTGAAGGAGATGCGCAAGTTCTACTACGATTTCTCCAGTATGGAGAAGTCCGGCGACAACCGGTTCAACGGCACCAGCCGCGTTGAGGGGATGGAAGTTGGCTACCTGCTCAAGTCCTTACAGCAGCTTGTCCTGGCCAGCCCACTGTATGGGGTTTACGTTAACCCGGACTTTGGGGTTACACTGCCCGAGCGAATTGACATTTTGGCGTTCGACAACCAGCCTGTTGACGCGCCACTGGATTTATCGAAGGTGAGAAAATGGGATTAACGACGAAACAAAGAGCGCTGATGGGGGTGATCGTCGCCGGTAATGACGACGGCACGAACCTGGACATCGACCAAATCCTGGAAGCACTGCCGTATAACACCAGCAAAGAGAGCCTGCAATTCTCCCTCCGCGCGTTGGTGAACAAAGGCTGCATCCAGAAAATGCCAACCGAAACCCGCCGCGGCAGAGCGCGTGTTGTTTACGCCGCGACTGCATACGGCAACAGCTTTTTCATGGCCGAGCACAAAGAGGTTTCCCCGGACGTGGAAATCGACGCCCCGGACGTGGATACAGCCATCGAGGTGCCGGATGTGTATCTTGGGTTGGGTGTAGAGCCGGAATAGGTCGATTACCCAAGTCCGAACCCAGAGTTCATGCGGGTTTCGCGCCCGCTGCTTTCAGATTCTGAACGGGCTTGGGTAATACCACCCTCACCCATAAGTATTTATATACCCAAAACCATTATTAACTTTTAACTTAACAATTATTTTTCGGGTCGCGATGGCGATTACCCAACGGAGATGAACATGGCGAGCACAGAGTTAGAGATCGGCATCGTCGGTGAGGAATTTGCCCCGGCCCGGAACACAAACGCGAAGCTCGGAAAGCTGCTCGGTGTGAAACGGGGCGAACCCTGCCCGCGCTTTACTACCGATCTTGACTTCACCGCCCGGCTGCTAAAAGAACTCGATACGCACCCCCTCACAGCGCCAACGCTCTCTGGGGAGCATGTCTGCGTATTTCATCGAAATGGCGTCGTTATGGTGACTATGGGCTGCAAAACAGCGGGTCAGGCGCAAGCTGTCGCCCTGCTGTATTTGTTAAGCGTGAGCGAAAACGGTTAAACTCCAGTCCATTTTCAAAGTGTAAGGATTCCCAAGTGACTACACCGGCCGTAAAAACACCAACTCCACGCATGACGCCGCGGCAATGGGCGGAAGCAGAAGCATTGTGGGAAGTGGGCGAAGTGACTCTGGACGACCTGGCGAAAAAGTTCAGCCGAGATCGCACTGTGTTCACCCGCTACTTCAAAAAGCATGGCATCGTGAAAGGTTCGAAGGCGGCGGCGCGGAAGGAAGAAGTCAAAGAGGCGGTTGCCGCGGCAGGGATTGACGAAGCGACTGTCCTGGCGAGCCGCATCAGGGAAACCAAGGAAGACCACTACAAAATGGCCAGCGCCGTTGCAAAACTGGCGTGGGCGGAAGTGTTGACGGCGAAGAAAGAATCGAAGCCGTTCTCGTCCATCAAAGACAACCTGAAAGCCCTGGACAACGCCATGAACGTGCTGACCAAAGCGCGAATGGAGCGTTACGCGGTGCTGGGCCTGGATAAAGACGACTACGTGGACGAAGATGGTCTGCCAGAACTGGTGATCTCCGAACTGACGGCTGCGCAAATCGAAGAACTGCGGAACCGCGATGAAGAGGGCCTGGAAGCCGGCACGGCCGTGATTCCTGATGAACTCGACGAAGTGACAGGCGACGAGGAAGAGGAAGACGAGATCGTGGAAGAGGGTGATGATTAATGGCCAAGGTCAAAGCGAACCTCAGCCTCCACCCGAAACAGATGGAGGTCTACCAGTGCAAGAAGCGCTTTCGCGTGGTGGTCGCCGGCCGACGCTGGGGTAAAACAGCCCTATCCCGAGTCCTGATCATCAAGCGTGCGCAGATGCCGCGGCAGAAAATCTGGTATGTCGCGCCAACATACCGCATGGCCAAACAGATCATGTGGACTGACCTGCTGGAAGCTATCCCGCCGAAGTGGATCAGGAAGATTAACGAAACGACGTTGAGCATCACCCTGGTGAACTCCACTCGTATCGAACTGAAAGGCGCTGACAAGGCTGACTCCCTTCGCGGGGTCGGTCTGAACTTCCTGGTGCTCGACGAGTTCCAGGACATGAGCCAGGACACATGGACGAAGGTTTTGCGTCCAACGCTGGCGGATAAGCAGGGCGACGCGATCTTCATCGGCACGCCGAAGGCATATAACTACCTGTATGAAGTTTACAAGAACGGCACCCGGGGCGAGTATTACGAGGACGAGAAAGGCCGACTGCGCAAAAACACCTGGCAGAGTTGGCAGTTCCCAACTATCACGTCGCCGTTCATCCCACTGTCGGAGATCGAGTCGGCCAAGCACGATATGGACGACAAATCCTTCAAGCAGGAATTTGAAGCGTCGTTCGAAACAATGTCCGGCCGTGTTTACTATCCGTTTGACCGTGCCGACCATGTTTCCGAGAAAGTGCAGTTCAACCCGCACCTGCCAATCTGGGTGGGTATGGACTTCAACATCGACCCAATGTCCACTGTGATTTTCCAACCGCAGCCGGACGGCACTGTTTGGGCGGTGGACGAGATCGTGCAGTTCTCCTCCAACACCGAAGAGATTTGCGAAGAGTTGGAGAAACGATATTGGCGTCACCAGAAACAGATCACCGTGTTCCCTGACCCGGCGGGTGGCCAGCGCCAACATGCCCGGGGCGAGACTGACATGGATATCCTGCGTGAGAAGGGTTTCAAGAAAATCCGGTATCGCAAAAAGCACCCGGCAATCGCCGACCGTGTTAACGCCGTCAATCGCATGTTAAGATCGGCAGATGGCACCGTTCGAATGATGATTAGTCCAAAATGCAAATCGCTGATCGCTTCTTTCGAGCAGACGATTTATAAGCCAGGATCGCGTGATGTGGATAAATCGACCGGAACCGAGCATAGTGCGGACGCCGCAGGCTACTGTATCGAGCTACAATTCCCGATGCGTAAGGTCGAGTTTGGCGGTATCAGCATTTAACTTATACTTGTGTGGAAAAATTCACTAGGATATATTGCAGCCATGAAAAATCACATCTCGCAAGCCGGCGCTACGGCAGTGATTGACCCGCAGGAAGCTGAAATGACGCCGCCTGGGGCCAGCACATCTTCAAAACAGTTGAAGGAGCTTGTTCAGCGCCGCCACCCGCAGTTTGAGTGTCACCTGACGCATTGGGCTTTCCTGGAAGCCACATACGACGGTGGGCGCGAATGGTTTAACGACAACATTTTCCGCTACATCAAAGAGGGTGACAGCGAATTTAAGGATCGCGTTAATCGCGCCTATCGCTTCAACCACACTCGCGAAGTGGTGGACTTGATCAATAAATACCTGTTCAAGCAGAACATCGTCCGTAACGATGAAGATGCGCCAGAGTCCGTTAAGAAATTCTGGCAGCGCTCAACCCGGAACGGCATGGGTATCTCCGACTTCTCGCGTCAGATCTCCAAAAAAACCTCCATCTACGGTCGCGTTGCGATTGTGGTTGACCGCACCACTGCCGAAGGCGAAATCGTGTCGAAGGCGGACGAGAAAGCGGCCAACCTGCAAACTTATGCCTATATCGTGCCGCCAGAGCAGGTTTTGGACTACTCTTACGACGAGCAGGGTGCGCTTAACTGGATTCTGCTGCTGGAGCAGGTGCGTGACGACGCCGACCCACTGACTTCATCTGGCAAGGTTGGGGTGCGCTATCGTCTGTGGACTAAAACTTACTGGCTGCTGATCGAAGAGAAAGGCAAGGGTAAGAGCAAGACGTGGCAAATCACTGACAGCGGCACGCATGACCTCGGCGAAGTGCCGGTGGTGCTGGCCGACCACATTGTTTCCGACGACCTGTATGTAAGTCCGGCGATGATCGACGATATTGCATATCTTGACCGCGCCGTGGCAAACTACCTGTCGAACATTGATGCCATCATCCAGGATCAGACCTTCTCTCAACTGGCTATGCCAGCGCAGGGTGTAGAACCAGGCACTGACAGCTACGACAAGATGAAGGAGATGGGGACTAAACGCATCTTCCTGTATGACGGCGGTGATTCGGCTAACAAGCCATTTTATCTGTCTCCTGACGTGAAACAGGCGCAGGTAATCATCACCACGATCAAGACAATTATTAACGAGATTTATCACACGGTAGGGCTTGCGGGTGAACGCACCAAGCAAGACAACGCTCTTGGTATCGACAACAGTTCCGGCGTGGCCAAAGCCTACGACTTTGAGCGAGTGAACGCTCTCCTGGCGGCTAAAGCTGACAGCCTGGAAATGACCGAGAACAAGATCGTGCGTTTGGTCTGCCTGTGGAACGGCGAAAACATGCCTGACGAAGAGAAGGAGTTGGTCACTTATCCGAACAACTTCGACACTCGCGGCCTGTATGACGAGTTCGACCTGGCGGCACGACTGATGTTGGTGGACGCACCAGATTCTGTCCGTCGTGAGCAGATGCAATCCGTGCTTGATAAACTGTTCCCGCAACTCCCACAAGCGAAACGTGTGGAGATTGAAAAGGAACTGAAAGATTGGCCACCGCAGGACGTAGTTGACCCGTTAGCAGATCCTAAATCTCTACCGGCAGACGCGGGCCAGGCGGCTAAACAAACCAATACCGACTCTGCGAAAAACATTTCCAAAGCGGTATAAACCCTAACAGCCAAGCGAATGGCTATTAAAAGGATCAAAACATGAAATTCCGAAACATGATGCTGAAATACTACTCTCAGGCGGGCGAAGGCGGTGAGGGTGGCGGCGGAGGTGCTGGCGGCGAAGGTGGCGAAGGCGGTCAGGGTGGTCAAGGCGGTGAGCCGCCGGCGAAAGACCCGTCCAAAGAGCCTGGCGCCGAAGGTGGCAAAGGTGGTGAAGGCGGTCAGGGCGGCGAAGGTGGCAAACCTAAGCTGTCGGACAACGAAGCCCAACTGCTGAAAGACATGATGAAGCACAAGGAAACTGCTAAGTCAGAAAAAGCCGCACGCGAAGCACTGGAAGCCAAGCTGAAAGAGTTCGACGGTATTGATCCTACAGCCGTTCGCGAACTGCTGGCAAAACAGCAGAAGGCCCAGGAAGAAGAACTGGAGAAGAAAGGTCAGTGGGATGCTCTCAAGCAGAACATGATCAAAGCGCACGGCGAGGATAAAGCCAAGCTGGAAGCGCGAATCGCTGAACTGGAAGGCGCTGTGAAAACCCGCGATAACACTATCGACGAGTTGACCATCGGCTCTCAATTCAGCAACTCCAAGTTCCTGAAAGAAGAAACCACTCTGGCGTCTGCTGCCAAAGCGCGTGCTCTGTATGGCAACCACTTCGAACTGGTTGACGGCGTGCTGACTGCATTCGATAAGCCGAAAGGCGCCCAGAACCGCGCTCCGCTGGTTGACGCTTCCGGTAATGCACTGGATTTCGACTCTGCGATGCGTAAGATCATCGAGTCCGACCCGGATAAAGACGCACTGCTCCGCACCGCTGCCAAACCTGGCGCCGGCTCTGGTCAGAAAGCTGCTATCCCGCCTAAGAAAGCTGGCGCGGTGCAGGAAGATGCGACTAGCGTGGATAAGATCGCTTCCGGTCTGGCTGGGTTGAATATCCAAACCAACAACATGTGATCGCTTAATTAGGTGCAGGCAGATATAGCGCGGATTTGCAACAGGATTAATTCGTGCTATATTCTGCCACATCGAGTCATAAGCGACCTTGGCCGATTCAACTGAACCCTTAATTGGAAAAGGAAGATTAAAATGCCATTGCTTCGCACCGAATCCGAGAAGCTGAGTAATAACCAGCTGATCGCAGGCGTGATCGATGAAATCATCGACCGCGACGACCTCTTCTCCATCCTGCCGTTTGCGCAAGTTAACGGTAAGGCGTATGTGTATAACCGCGAAAACACCCTGGGCGGTGCGAACTGGTTAGATCCTAACGACGTTGTGCAGGAAAGCGCGGCAACCTTCTCCGAAGTTGTTGCAACGCTGAAAATCCTGGCTGGCGACGTTGATATCGACAAGTTCCTCCAGGCTACTCAGTCTGACACCAACAACCAGATGGCTATCCAGATCGCTAAGAAAGCGAAAGCTGTGGCCCGCGAATTCCACAAAGTGCT